GTTAAGTTCACTTGCACCTAACGCCTGACGGGTCGCGCCCTGCATGTCAGTGGGGCCTGACACTGCCTGTGTGGGCATGTGGTGCCTGACCTGATCCTGTCGGCACCCTCACTGCCCTGACCCGCCTGTCACGCCCTGACAGAAGGCTTTTCTTTTCCATAGAAAGGAACGCGCACCGCGCATGCGAATGAGTTTAAAGAACGCGCGCGAGGCACCCCCACCCACCCCCGACCCCCCTCACACGCGCACGTCCACGCGAGATCACATACATACAGTTTCGCTCAAACGATTACCAATTTCCCCCAAATAGTACGGACCCCTTTTGGACGGATAAGTTACCAACCTTTTCGGGCCTAAAAATTTTACAAAAAAAATTACAAAAAAATAAAATGAAAAGTCCAGGGCAAATACTATTTAAGCCTGATTTATCTATTGATTTCATATCTGGTAGGCGCAAAAGCCTGTCAGTCTAGTTAGAGTATTTACTCTAGAGAAATATTACTGATTACAGTAAAGAGCTATTACTGTAGTTATATATATAATATATAATACTATAGGGGAGACATATTTTGGGTAAGTACGATCATATCTTATCTAAGCTTTCAAATGTGCCTGTGCATGAACAGGTTGAGCTGCTGAAGGATTTGGAAGCGTTAGAAGAAGCTGAGAGTTTACAGGGCGCGAGAGAGGAGTTTCTTCCTTTTGTTAAACGTATGTGGCCTAGCTTCATTCACGGTCATCACCATGAGGTAATGGCTGATGCTTTTGAACGTGTTGCTAGGGGCGAGTTAAAGCGTTTGATTATCAACATGCCTCCTAGACATACCAAGTCGGAGTTTGCGTCTTATTTGTTTCCAGCTTGGTTCTTAGGTCAGTATCCAGAGAAGAAGATAATTCAGACCGCTCACACTGCTGACTTAGCTGTCGGGTTTGGTCGTAAGGTTCGTAACCTTATTCAGAGTGAAGACTTTCAAAAGGTATTTAAGGGCGTTGATTTGTCCAGTGATAGTAAGGCTGCTGGTAGATGGAACACGAACAAGCGTGGTGATTACTTTGCTATTGGTGTTGGTGGTGCTGTAACTGGTAAGGGTGCTGACGTTTTTGTCGTTGACGATCCTCACAGCGAACAGGATGCCTCACAGGCGCAGTATAACCCAGAAGTTTATGACAAGGTTTATGAATGGTATACCTCTGGCCCTCGTCAGCGTTTACAACCAGGAGGTGCCATAATTATTGTTATGACCCGTTGGGGCAAGCGTGATTTGACGGGTCAGATAATGAAGACCCAGATGAACAAGGTTGGTACGAGTGAGTGGGAGGTGATTGAGCTTCCAGCTATCATGCCATCTGGCGCACCACTGTGGCCTGAGTTTTGGTCTTTAGAAGAGCTTGAAGAGATAAAGGCCGAGATACCTGTCTCCAAGTGGTCTGCACAGTACCAGCAAGACCCGACATCAGAGGAGGGTGCGTTAATCAAGCGCGAGTGGTGGAAGGAGTGGGAGAAGCCAGAGCCACCTCAGTGCGAGGCCATCATTCAATCTTGGGATACGGCATTCTTGAAGACGCAAAGATCGGACTATAGTGCCTGTACCACATGGGGTATATTCTACCACCCTGACGATGATGGTAAGATGATGCCCAATGTTATCCTATTGGATGGATACAAAGAGAAGTTAGAGTTTCCTGAGTTGAAGGTAGCTGCCTATGACAAGTACTGGGAGTTTGAACCTGATCAGTTGGTAGTGGAGAAAAAGGCGTCTGGTGCGCCGTTGATCTTTGAGCTTCGCAACATGGGTCTGCCAGTGACAGAGTTCACGCCATCTAGGGGTCAGGACAAGATTGCTAGGGTTAACTCTATAACTGATCTTTTTGCCAGCGGAATGATTTGGCACCCACCTACGAGATGGGCTGAAGAGATCATTGAAGAATGTGCTGCATTTCCCTCTGGTGACCATGATGACTACGTTGATAGTACATCACAGGCACTCATGAGGTTTAGACAGGGTGGATGGATTAGAACCCCGACAGATGATTGGGATGATGAGCCTAAGTACCAACGCCCTGTCAGTTACTACTAGGGCTTTATATTTTACGCCTTTTGGTGTAAAAGTTCAATTGAACCAAAACTGGAGATGACGATATGGCTATTACCAAACCTTTAGACCCTTCTGACGTTGATGTTGCAGAAAATGAAGGAGAGGTTCAGGTTGAGGTTCAGGTTCTTAACCCTGACGCTATATCATTTGAGCAAGATGACGGCAGTGTTGTCGTTGATTTTACGGGTGGTATGGACGAGGAAGAGGTTGAGGTTCAGCATGACAGCAACCTATCCGAGTTTATAGATGAGTCAGACCTTGAATCAATGGCATCCGAGTTGGTTTCTGATTTTGAAGCTGACCGTGAATCCAGAAAGGATTGGGCTAGGGCCTATGTTAAAGGCTTAGACCTGTTGGGAATGAAGGTTGAAGACCGTCAACAACCTTGGGCTGGTGCGTCTGGTGTGTTTCACCCAATTATGACTGAAGCAGTGGTTCGCTTTCAGGCACAGGCTATGGGTGAGCTATTCCCAGCCTCTGGGCCAGTAAGGACTAAGATACTTGGTAAGCTCACGCCAGAGAAGTATGAGCAATCCCAGCGCGTAGAAAAAGAACTCAACTACATGCTGACGGAAGAAATGACCGAATATAGAGATGAGACTGAGCAAATGCTGTTCAAGCTTCCTATTGCAGGTTCTGCGTTCAAGAAGGTCTATTATGACCCCATCATGGAGCGCCCTTGCGCCATGTTTGTGCCAGCAGAAGACTTTGTTGCGTCCTACGGTGCCACAGATATGATGGCATGTCCACGTTACACCCATGTTATGAAGAAAACACCCAATGAAATATTGGAACTTCAGGTAAATGGTTTCTATCGTGATGTTGAGCTGCCTAGTGCAGAGCCTGATTACTCCGATATTCAAGAAAAGTACGATGAATTAGACGGTGAAAGCACCGTTATGTCTGATGATGACCGTCATACCATCCTTGAGATGCATGTTAACCTCAATATGCCAGAGGATTTCGATGACCCAGACGGTATAGCTCGTCCATACGTCATAACTATCGACAAATCGTCCAGAACGATACTATCAATCAGAGCAAACTGGGAAGAAGATGACAATAAGAAAAAGAAAATTCAACACTTCACTCATTACCGATACCTTCCAGGACTTGGGTTCTACGGTACGGGACTTATTCACCTCATTGGGGGTCTGGCTAAATCTGCGACTTCAATACTTCGCCAGCTTATTGACGCTGGCACGTTGTCGAATCTACCTGCTGGCCTCAAGGCTAGGGGTTTACGCATCAAAGGCGACGATTCGCCTCTCATGCCAGGTGAATTTAGGGATGTGGACGTACCAGGTGGCGCAATACGCGACTCAATCACTTTTATCCCGTACAAAGAGCCATCAAGCGTACTCTACGCTTTACTTGGAAACGTTGTTGAAGAAGGACGCCGCATTGGATCGGTTGCAGACGTACAAGTAGGAGATATGAACCCTCAGGCACCCGTTGGGACCACTTTGGCCCTAATGGAACGCTCTATGAAGGTTATGTCTGGGGTACAGGCCCGTATACACGCATCAATGAAGACAGAACTTCGTTTATTGTCGCGTATTATCCGTGACTATATGCCAGAAGACTATGCATACGAGATGGACGGTGACTTTAGCCGCATCGATGACTTCGATGGACGTGTTGATGTTGTACCTGTGTCTGACCCCAACGCATCTACTATGGCTCAAAGGGTTATGCAGTACCAAGCCGCGCTACAGTTAGCGCAACAGGCACCTCAATTGTATGACATGGGCAAGTTACACCGTCAGATGTTGGAGGTTCTGGGCATTCAGGACGCTGGTGACATAATTAAGCTACCAGATGACATCAAGCCAATGGACCCAGTAACAGAGAACATGGCTATGTTGAAGCAAGAGCCTGTAAAGGCCTTTATGTACCAAGATCATGAGGCACATATTCAGGTCCACATGGCGGCAATGGAAGACCCCAAGCTACGTCAGATTGTAGGTCAAAGCCCGTTTGCTCCAGCTATACAGGCCGCTATGGCTACTCATGTGACCGAACACGTAGCGATGCAGTACAGAGTGGAGATACAGAAGAACCTCGGCGTGGAAATGCCTAGCATAGACACAGTTCTCCCTGAGGATGCAGAGGTAGAGCTGTCTCGTTTGACCGCTATGGCGGCAGACAAGCTTCTGAAGAAAGATCAAGCAGAGGCAAAACAAAAAGAAAATCAACGTCAGCAGAACGATCCTTTAACTCAGATACAGCAGAAAGAGCTGGCGATAAAGGAACAGGAGCTGAAGCACAAAATAAACTTCGACTCTGGAAAGTTGCAGCTTGAAGCAGCAAAGCTTGAATCTGAGAACAAGCGTGTCAGCGCACAAATTGGATTAAAGGCTGGTATAGAACTTAGTCAGGCTGAGGCCAAAACCAAGAAAGAAGGCGTTGACCTTAGCTTGAGTGTAGCAAAGACCTTACTGGAAACAGAAATCTCTGAAAGGGATAGATTAGAAAATGGAAGAAACGATCCTGACACTGCTAACCAAGGAAATCAAAGGCCAGATGGATGATATCAAGTATCATCTAACTTATGGGGGTGCATCAGACTATAACAGCTATTGCACTTCCGTAGGCTCCTACAAAGCATATCAACACATAATGTCAGAGTTAGAAGAGCTGGAGAAAAGATTTTTAGAGAGTTAGTGTTGATAGTTGTTTTTTTTTATTCTAACGATGAAACATCGTGGTAGTCCCACGCAAGGTACTGTGAGCCTAAAGTCACTGCAAGGAAGCAAGAAATGTACGCAGAAACAGAAGTATCAGAAAAGACTCTCAAAAAACTCCCAATACCTTCAGGCTATAAAGTATTAATAGCAATGCCTGATATAGAAGACACCACAGAAGGTGGCGTTTTCATGCCAGATGAACTCAAAAACTCTGAAGAAACAGCATCTATTATTGGATTTGTTATGAAGGTTGGTGAATCAGCCTACTCAGACAAAAGCCGATTTCCAGATGGCCCTTGGTGCCAAGAGGGCGACTTTATTATTTTTAGATCATATTCTGGAACCCGTTTTAAAATTCACGGGAAAGAATTTAGGATCATTAATGATGACACAGTTGAAGCAGTAGTAGATGACCCACGGGGGTATACAAGAGTATGACCAATAAAGCTTTAGACCTTGAAGGTGAAAACGAGACAGTAATAGGCGCATTGGAAGATACTGACTCAATCGAAGTTGAAATCTCTGATGATGAAGACTTTGATTCTCCCAAGACTTCTGAGGAAGTTTCATCTGAAATACCTACAGAAACAGAGATAGCTGGGTATAGTGCTGGTGTGCAAAAGCGCATTAAGAAAATGACCTTTGATATCAAGGAAGCCGAAAGGCATAAGATAGAGGCCATTAAAATTCGTGAAGAGGCCGTTAATTACGCCAAGACAATTCACGAAGAGAATGAGCGATTAAAGAAAACGCTGGAGCAAGGCGAAGGCGTTATAGTCGATCAAGCAAAACGCAGAATTACAGCAGATAAAGCTCAAGCAAAGGCTGCATACAAGGAGGCCTACGACCTTGGTGACTCAGATGCTATCATTGCTGCTCAAGAAACTTTAAATGCTATAAGCAATGAAGAGTATCGTGTTCAGAGGATGAAACCTCAACAGCGACCAACTTCAGAGTTTAAACTTCAACCATCTCAAGAAGCAGTTCAAGAACCAGATCAAAGAACAAAAGACTGGTCTGAGAGGAACACTTGGTTTGGACCTGACAAGAGAATGACAGGCTTTGCCTTTGGAGTTCATGAAGAACTTGCCACCAACGGAGTTGCTGTTGGTAGCGATGATTATTACAGGCAAATTGACGATGCCATGAAGGCTCAATTTCCTGATAAATTTAATACTGGAGAAAACAAACACAATGTTGTAACCTCCCGTAAAACGGGTAACGTGGTTGCCCCTGCCAACCGTAGCACAAATAAATCACGCACGGTGACACTGTCACCATCTCAAGCGTCTCTCGCTAAGAGGCTTGGTCTAACGAATGAACAGTACGCAGCGCAAGCACTCAAGGAGTCAAGAAATGGCTGAATCAAAGAAACCACGGGAATCTGAAACTCGCGAAATGTCCGAGCGTATAAAGCCGTGGACACGTCAAAGTATGCTTCCAACCCCCGAACCTAGAGATGGATTAGAGTTCCGCTATGTTCGCACATCTACATTGGGTAATGCAGACAACACAAACGTGTCATCTCGATTCAGAGAGGGTTATACCCCTGTTTTAGCTTCTGAGTATCCTGAACTTCACATCATGTCTGACATAGATTCTAGGTTCAAAGATAATGTTGAAGTTGGTGGCTTGCTACTGTGTAGCATTCCAACTGAAAAAGCAAACAATCGTGAAGAAGGTCAGCTATACACTGCAAAGAATCAAATGGAATCAGTGGATAGAAACTTTATGCGCGAATCCGATCCGAGGATGCCTGTGTTAAACTCAGAGCGTTCCTCGCGCACCTCATTTGGCAAGTCCTGACTTGCTTAGAAAGGTTCAATTGAACCAAAATCGTAATAGAAGGAGAGCCTAAAATGGCCCTTACATCTAGCCCATACGGTTTGCGCCCCATTAATGCCATTGGTGGTCGGCCCTTCTCTGGGTCCACACGCCAATTACCCATTACTTCTGGGTTCAACACCGCTATCGCCAACGGCGACATTGTGCAGGTAGCCGCGAATGGCACCATCACAAAGGTCACTCAGGTTGGT